ATAAGTTTTGTTCAGTAACAGTAGTTGATACAGCTAACCAAATAGTCATAGGCGATGTAGTCTATGTAAACACAAACTCATTAACAATAACATTCAGTGCTCCTTTTTCAGGAAAAGCATATTTAAACTAAAAAAATGGCAGTAAAATTTTTAGATAACTTAGATTTAAACGACAATCAGTTATTAAACGCTAGATTACAAAATTTAGCTTCAGATCCTGGAAGTGCAAACGCGGGAGATATAATATACAATACAACATCGAACTTATTTAAGTTTTATAACGGTACAGCGTGGGTAGATCCATCAGCTGGTAGTTATATTGCGTGGAATGCCAATATATTTGGTGGAGCCACAGGTCCATTTACTGTAGGTAACGATGGAGATGTAACATTAAAACCAAATTCTCCTATTTCAATAGCGATGTCTGGAAGTAATGACGCTGTAAACTACAGCATTAGTCTAGATGACAGTGGTGTTACAGCAGCTTCTTATACAAATGCAAGTATTACGGTTGATGCAAAAGGTAGAATAACTTCTGCTTCTAGTGGTTCAGATAATAATACTACTTATACTATACCAACTAGTGTGCCAGCAGGTAATGCAGCTGCAGCAACACTTACTGGTAGTGATGGTTCTACTGACGCTGTTAATTTTGCAGGAACAACTAATCAAACTAAAATAACTGCAGCAACACAAGGTCAAATAGTTATAGGCTTAGCAGATAATGTTACTACAGTTGGTGATTTAACAGTAGGTGGTGGTGATATAACTTTAACTGGCACAGGTCGTATTCAAGGTATAGACACAGTTTCAGCCTCGACAGATGCAGTTAATAAAGCTTATGTTGATTCTGCTGTAGTTGGCAACTTAGTATTTCAAGGCGGTTATAACGCCGCTACTAATACACCAGATCTTGATTCGTCACCATCCGGAAGTATTAAAAAGGGTTGGGCATACGTTGTAACAGCTGATGGTTCTTTCTTTACTGAGCAAGTAAGAGTTGGTGATTTTTTAATAGCACAGCAAGACGCTCCAACTACATTAGCAAACTGGGTAACTGTTCAGAGTAATATTGATCTAGCTACATTATCTACAGTTGGTATAGGTAATGTTAATGAATCTGCTGAAAATGACAAACTAGGTTTGGAAGTATTATATTCCAATGGTACTGCTTCAGTAGGTTTAGATATTGTTGGTTTAGCTTCAAACTCTGATGTTGTAGATAATGATGAGTTTGTAATTTATGATTTAGGAACAACTACAAATAAAAAAGTAAGAGCTTCTAGAATAAAGTCATATCTAGATGTTAAAGGTACTTTTGCAGGTACAAGCGCTTCTGGTACATCTCACGTGTTTACTCACAACTTAGGAACTGATGACGTTATAGTTCAAATATTCGACGCATCTACAAAAGAAACAGTATACGCTACTGTAGATAGAACTAGCACAAACGCTGTTACAGTAACAACGGCAGCTTCTGCTAATATAAGATGCGTAATAACTGAGTGTTAAAATAAAATAAAATTAAATTAAATTAAATTAAATGGCAGTAACATTTATAGACGGAATTACAGTTAGTGGAGCTAGTACTTTTTCTAGCACACTAACACTATCTAGTATTGGAGCCGCAGGTGAGGAAACAGTATCAGCGCTATTTGAAGAGTCTGGCGTTGTTAAGAAAAAAGACTTGGGAACTAATGCTTTTACTAGCACTACAATACCTACAAATAATAATCAACTAACCAATGGTGCTGGATATATAGACTCACTTAGTGGAGCAGTACTTACTACAGGTAATCAAACAGTAGGTGGTGTTAAAACTTTTAGCAGTAGCACAGTTTTTCCTGGTACCGATGGAGGTATAGAAATAGGAGTATGGGCTGGTTCAAGTAGTTATGGTTTTATAGGAACAAAAAATATGACAGGTGTAGAGTACTGTATGCTATCAGATGGTACTAATACTTTTTTAGGTGCTGGAACAGGTGGTTCTTTAAAAATGAGAGGACCAGCAAATGACTCTTCTCCTCAAATAGTAATAGATGGAACATCAGTAACTGTAGATGAAGGATCAACCGTTGGTGGAGGATCAATAAGAGCTAAGTATAAGTCTTCTGATAATACAGCTGGACAGACATCTACATTTACAGTTAGAAATGGTAACAACTCTGCTTCTTTAACTTTCGTTATAAAAGATGGTATTGTTACTTCTGTTACTAGTAGTGATAGAAGATTAAAGAAAAACATTAAGCTTATTGGTAAATCACCAAGTGGAATTAACATATACGAGTTTTATTACAAAAACAAATATGCTCAGAACTATGGCACAGGTAAGTTTCAAGGTGTTATGTCAGATGAAGTTCCATGGAGAGCTGTTACTATTGATAAAGGTGGATATGATATGGTCGACTATAGCATGATAGACGTAGAGTTTAAAGCTATAGTATGAAGTTAATACAAAACTGGGATGACCAAGATAAAGCTAAACTTCTAAATAGAATACTAGAAATAATAGGTGATAAAGAGTATTTAGATATAGTAGTATATGGTAGCAGAGTAAGTGGTGATTTTAAAGTTGATTCAGACTTAGACGTAGGTGTTTACGTAAATGAAATAAAAAGATGTCCATGTTGTCAACTACACCCAAGAGAAATTACAAGCTATGTTAATGGTATATATAGACCTGAAAACGAGTTAGGCAACTTCTTTATAATGGACATAACTTATTATACTGCTAAAGATTTAGACAATGGTAATTGGACTCAATTTGGAGAAACATACGATTTACCTAAGTACTCTTTAATAACTAACAAGTATTATCCAGGTAATATAGAAGAAACTAAAGCTTTTAAAAAGAAAAAATATTAAATAACCGAACTATCAAGTGATAGTATATAATAACCAACGTTTAACTTAAAACCAAATACAATGACGTTTTTATATACCCGCACTAACACGTGGTCTAGTGCACCACCAAATGAGCAAACCATTAAGCTATGGGAACATATTACACAGAAGAAAAACTGGAGGATTGTTCAACTGCCTAATGGGTTTTTACAAACCGAATACAAATCAATGGATTCTGAAGACTGGATTGATGTAACTAGAAGAGAAACAATAGCAGGCGCAGAGTCTGCGATAGATAGCTCTATAGAACATTATTTAAAGAAACTAGAGTTTACCAAAGGACCGAAAGTAGTTAAAACCTTCGAGTAAGTATTCATATAAATATAATTTAATTAAATATAATGGAAGAAATAAAGCTAGTTAAAGACTTGGCTTTTGGTGAGACAGCTAAAAGTCAAGTGTTAACTGGTGTTGAGAAACTAACAAATGCTGTAGGCTCAACACTAGGCGCAAGTGGTAAATGTGTTATAATAGAAGATAACATGGGTACTCCACAAATAACAAAAGATGGTGTTACTGTAGCAAACAGTATAACACTAAGACACCCGCTAGAAAACATAGGTGCAACGTTGATTAAGCAAGCTGCTCAACGCACAGTTAAAGAAGCGGGCGATGGAACTACAACAGCTACTATACTAGCTCACGCTATATTAAAAGAAGCTGAGTCACATAGTTTATTAGACGATGTCAGAGCCATGAAAGAAGGTATTAACAAAGGTGTTGTTAAAACAATAGAGTATATAACAAAAAACTCTAAAACTGTAAGTGGCAAAAAAATTACACAAGTGGCTACAATATCAGCTAACAATGATGTTGAGCTAGGTAGTACTATAGGTCAAGCTTTTGAGATGGTTGATGAGACAGGTGTTGTTATAATGGAAATAAACAACCAACCGGAAACAACAGTAGAGCTTATTGATGGTGTTCAATATGATAAAGGTTTAATTAGTAATAATTTTATTACTGATAAAAACAGAGGCATATCAGAGCTTAATAACCCATTAGTATTAATAGTAGAATCTCATGTTGAAAACATTAGAAAAATACAACCAGTATTAGAATATGTAATAAAAAACAACGAGAGTTTATTAATCATTGCAGATGTTGACAAACAAGTCATGAACGCTTTAGCAATGAATAAAGTAAAAGGTAATATAAAGATAAATATTATCAACGCACCTACATACGGTGTTAGTAAAGCAGAAACACTTAGTGACTTATGCTTGTTAACAGGTGCTCAATTAATCAACGAAGATTTAGGTGATGATATGAATATCATACAGCCTGATTACTTAGGGAGATGTTTAAGTAGTGTAACAGACAAAAACGAAACAATAATAAAAGTTGAAACAAACGAAAATATTGAAGAAGTTACAAGCAAGTTACAACAAGATCTTAAAAAAGAAAATAATCCAAATAAAGTAATTCAAATAGAAAAAAGATTAGCTAGATTAAAAGCTAAAGTTGCTACGGTAAAAATAGGTGCTAATTCTGATATAGAGTTAAAAGAAAAGAGAGATAGAGTAGAAGATGCTATATGCGCCACTAAAGCCGCGATCAAAGATGGTATCGTCCCAGGAGGCGGTATTGCTTTGTTAAATGCTTCTCAAAATTTAAAGCCAGAAAGTATTGGTGAAGAAGTATTATATTGTGCTATACGAAAACCTTATGAAACAATATTGCGCAACGCTGGTATACAAGAATATGTAGATCCAGATGAAGACGGTAGAGGATTAGATGTGGTTACAGGAAATACGGTTGATATGGTAAAAGCCGGAATTATAGATCCTTTATTAGTTACTAAAAGCGCGTTGATAAACGCGGCTTCAGTAGCAACCACTATATTATCAACTGATTGTGTAATTAATAACGTTAGAGATGAAAGCAATAGGTAAGTATATAGTGATTGATCCAGTAAAAGAAAACCAAGTTAAAACAGAAGGTGGACTAATACTAGGCGAGCAACAAAGAGAAGATATAAGGTATCGGCAGGCTACAGTTGTAGCTGTCGGTACTAATGTTGAAGGTATAGTACCAGATGATGCTATTTACTATGATAGGTCGTCTGGCTTCAACATAGAACTAAATAATAAAGAATACAAAGTCATCAAAGAATTTGATGTAGTAATAGTTTTGTGATATGAGTAGACTACGAAAAGGTAAAAAATTTAAAGGCGGGTCATTTGCCCAGACGTTTAGAAAAGGAATATCAATGAAAACACCTTTTGCTGTAGTGGTCGCTGGTGAAGAACCTGTTGAAGAAGAACAATCTGCTAAAGAAGAAATAAAAGAAGATCCTAATACTTCTGAAGCTGCTAAGACTAGCTTAGGTCCTAAAGATGAAGTACCAAGTGATACTAACTATTCAAGAGAAGAAGTAGATGACTACTTTGAAAGAAGAAAGCAAGCTAAAGAAGAAGAAGCAGCAGCTAAAGCTAGAGAAGAAGAAGCGGCAGCAGCAGAAGAAGAAATAGCTGCAGCAGAAGCAGAAAGAGAAGGTCTTAGCCAAGGTGAAAACATAGCAGGCAGCTATGAAAATGAGTATAGGGATGATATGACTGGTAAAGAAAGAAGACAAGAGTCTAGGGAAAATAAAGGTCAAATAAGAGATGCTAAAAAAGCTGCAAAGGCAGAAGCTAAAGATGAGTTTAAAAGTAAAAAAGCAGATATAAAAGCTTCTGGATTAAAAGGCAAAGCTAAAAGACAAGCTAAGAAATCTGCTAGAAAAGATAAAAAAGCAGATAAAAAATCTATTAGAAAAAATAAAAAAGCAGCTAAAAAGGCTAATAGAAAAGCAAAGAAAGGTAAATAGTGAGAAGATTAACTTCTAAAGATTTAAAAGAATTAAACTTACTAAAACATTATAGAATTATTAGAAAGTGGGCGTGTAAGACAAGTGGTCTAACTGATGCAGATTTAGAACTATTAGTATACTTAGATGCAATAGAACACTTCACCAAAGATGATTTTAAAAAAGGTACGTACTCATATAGTTGGGATAATAGACGCTGGAACAGATTATTGAAACAAGGGTGGATAGTTGTGTGGAGAGAAAGAAATCGCACTACCCAAAAATATCATATATATAAAGTTTCCTATAAGTGTAAACAACTAATCAGTCGTATGTACCGTATCATGCTAGGTGAAGAAGATATGCCCACTAAATTATTAGAGAGTAATAATAAATACTCTTGGAAAGTTACAGCTAAGGCTATAACTTTTGCTAACAGAGATAAAACAAGAACAAATGTCATATAAAAAACAAAGTCCATTTGCAAGCTTTAGAGATCCTAAAAGAGCCACTAGAAATTTTAATCCAACAGATTTTCAAATGCCGGATATAAATTCTATATTCAACAAAACTGCTGATGGTGAAAATATAGAAGAACCTAAAAAGGAAGACGATACAGATCCTGAAAACGATATTAATGGCCCACTTCTTGATGATATTAAGAAAAATCAAAAAGTTGAAGACGTAACTAGAAAAAGTTTAAGACAAGATCGTAGAGCTGAAGAAAAAGAAATTAATAAAAAGATACGTCAAGCAAGAGGATTAAAAAACGCAAGTACTAAAGATATTACAGCTGAAAAGAGAGGCGAAGCAGAAGATAAGTTTAACTACCTAAAAGATGAAAAAGCTTTTAGAAAAAGAGCTAAAAAAGCTGGATTTAATCCTGAAGATTATAGAAACTTAAAAGTTGAACCTTCTAAAGTTTTAGCTAAAAAATTTAATAAAGAAAACATTAGTCCAAACGGTGAAGTTAATATTAGTGGTAATAATCTATCGTTAACAGATTCTAATTTACCCGTGTCAAAACCTCTTGATTTAAACAATACTGGAGATTATTTTATGAATAAATTTAATCCTAAAGAAGAAGAAGGATCTGGATTTTTTACTAAACGAGGTGAGCAACCTTTTCAAATGAATATTAAAAACATGAAACAAATAAAAACAAAAGGATCTGGCTTTCCGATGATACAGCCAAACCAAAACATGGCAGAGCAACAACAAGTGCCAAACAGAGCGGGTAGATCTGCAGAAAGTAATACACTTACTAACGATCCTAATATTACTCAACCAATGAATAAAGTGCCAGCTAGCAGCTTTCAAAGAAACGCACAGTTTAATGATATAGCTAGTGGACAAGGTGTACCTAACCCACAGCCACAACAGATGGCTACTACAACGCCTCCAGCGCCAATATTTCCTCAACAACAACAGCAAGGATCTTTTGCTGCTTATTCTAACCCTAGCAGAGCTATAAACACTACTGGTGAAGAAATAGAAAAAGGTAGTAGAAAAATGCAAGAGAGCGTAAAAGATTTAGGAGATAGTTTTTCTAAAAAAGAAGACAACAAAGAAGATGCTCCAGGTATGTACAATGGTCCAAGTAAAGCTTTAGTTGGTAATCAAGAAAATTTAAACGAAGGTTTAAAAGCCGCTATTAAAGATTCGCCAGGTATGTATGGTGAAGGACCTAGCATGAGAAGTGCTTTTAAAGCTTTTGAAAATGATCATTTAAAAACTAAAGTTACTAAAGGTAATTTAAAAGCTACAGAAAGAGATGATGCAGCTCATATGAGTTATTTAAAAAGAGATGTTAAGTATGATAATACTCACGGCGGTAGTAATAGACAAATGCTAGATGATGAAAAGCATATATCAAAATTAGCTGGTGATTTAAAATACGATGCTAGAAAAAAAAGATCGTAAAACATTAATAAATAATGTAATTATAATAATAACACATTAAAAATAAAAACATGAAATATATGAATCAACAGCCTGCAGGTAAGAAACTAAAATGTGGATGTAAACCACTAGGAACAAGAGTTATGGTTTCTAATAATTCTACAATAATGCCAACGTTAAAAAAGATTGACAATATTGAGTATAAAGGCAACGCAGTGCTTAATGCAAATAAATAAATAAATGGGAATAGAAGATTTAAAGTTATATTGTTTAAATATAACATCAGCTACGGTTGTTAGCCTAGGATGGCTAGAACCTGTATTGTCTATACTATTGTTACTAACAACATTAGGTTATACTACTCACAAGTGGTATTTATTAAAAAACAAATGAGAGGTATTAAAGAAATAATTATTCACTGCTCAGCTACAAGAGAAGGCCAAGATATAAGTGTTGACACTATAAGAAAATGGCACGTTGAAGGTCGTGGCTGGTCAGACATAGGCTATCATTTCTACATTGATATAAATGGAGATATACAGAAAGGTAGAGATATAGCCAAAATCGGGGCTCATTGTTCAGGGCATAATCGTAATTCTATCGGTATATGCTATTGTGGCGGTGTTGAGGAAGACGGTAAGACCCCGAAAGATACTAGAACAGAAAATCAAAAAGATGCTTTATTGTCAGTGCTTTATACTTTAAAAGCAATGTACCCTGAAGCTATTATTTATTCACACAATGAGTTTGCTAATAAAGCATGCCCATCATTTAACGCTACAGAAGAGTATGAAAATATCTGAAAACACTGAGTTTAAAATTGATATAAAAACTGTAATTGGAATAATAATGTTTACCACTACAATAGTAGGTATGTATTACACTTTACAAGAAGATATAGCAGAAGCTAAAACTTTACCACCAGTTGAAGTATCTCGTTTAGAGTATGAGTTAAAAGAAGAGTGGAATGAAAAAATGATTATGCAGCTAAAAGATCAAGTAGATATGTTAGAGCAAACTCAAAGTATATTAAAAGAAGAAGTTAATATAACCTCTAGTATGATTAAGGATGGAACAGAAGCTGATGGTAAATTAGAAGAACTTAATAGACAGTTAGAAGAGTTACAAAATAAAAAGCCTAAAGTAATAGTTAAAGAGGTTAAAGTAGATAAAAAAGGTAGAAAATTATAAATTATGGAAAGCGGTTTATCTTGTTGGAAAGGTTATGAAAGAGTTGCGGGCAAAAGCCTAGGTTCAAAAGGTAGCTGTAGAAAATCAAGTGGTCCGTCTTTACGTAAAACAACAAAAGGTAAAGGTAGAAACTTTTTATCGGTAAAAGAAGGAGCTGGTATGACAGCTGCTGGTAGAGCTAAGTATAAAAAACAAAATCCAGGTAGCACGCTTTCTGCTCCTGTGACAAAGAAAAATGTAAAACCTGGAAGTAAAGATGCTGCTAGAAGAAAATCTTTTTGTGCTAGATCAAGAAGTTGGACTGGTGAGAGGGGTAAAGCAGCTAGAAAACGTTGGAGATGTTAATATGTCAAAGTTTAAATTAAAAGCACCTTACGGTATAGATCCCGTCGCGAGATATGAAGTTCCGTTTACACCTGATAATGTTGGCGATGATAATGGTTTAGTTGCTAAAGCTAATGATAATGGCACTATGATCGTCAATAAAAATATTCCTTTAAATTCTAAACTTAGAAAAGAAGCGGAGTCTCATGAAGATCACCATTTAAAAGATATGATGGATGGTAAGTTAGCTTATGATGATGATGCTGTTTACCACAATTTAGATGGCAAAGGTGTTAAGAGAGTTGACAGAAAAAACTTTAATGAAAGTGATAAGTCTTTACCTTGGGAAAAAAATGCTTATAAAGCTGGTGACAATTTAGAAGAAAAAGACATGAGGCCTAATCCTAATAAACTAAGTGGACCACCTAATATGAAAGATGATACACCACTTGCTTTTCAAAAAATTGGTTCTAGACATAAATTTGGTAGAAAAGGTGATAAAAGTAAAGTTTCAATGAATGAAAACTTTGGACCAGCTATGATTAAAAAGTTTACACCTATTGCTTTAAGTGGAGGAGATCCAACACCTTCTGGAACACCTTACGCAGGAGATACGGTTTATTTTTCTCCTGAAACAGGACAATTAGTTCATAGGCGTGATAGTGATGGGCAAGGTACTATAAATATTAAAAGAGATGATAAAGGCAGAATAAATTGGCAAGGATTTACTAAAGGTGCAAGTGGAAGCGTTGACTCTATACAAAACTCCTCAAGTTTTAAAAACAGACCTTCTGGCATGAGCGCTGAGCAATATAACACAAAATTTAGAAATCAGCTTAACAGAGTTGAAAAAGAGTATAAAGATAAAATGGCAAGCTATAATTACTATGATGATCTTTTTACTAAAGGTGGTGATTTACCAGAGATTAAATACAATAGTGGTAGTATAACATTAAAACCAGGTCAAGACTTTAAAGCTTTAGTAAAAAAATATGGATCAACTTCGGCAGCTATGGATAATATGAAGTTTGTTTATGATAAGCCTGCTACTAAACCTGGTAGCACACCAGTTGGCTCTGGTACCGTCACGCTTGCACAATTACTTAAAGAACAACAAGAAGCAGCTGCAAAAGCAGGTATGTCTAAATCTAGTGGAGCATATAGTGATCTTAGAAGAGCTATTACTGGAGAAAACACTAAACAAAAGAAGCGTAATTATGAACTAACTTCAGAAGAGTTATCTAAAGCTCAAGAGGCATTTCCAGATATATTTACAGGAACTAATACTCAAAAGTTAAGAAAGAATGAAGCAATAGCTAAATTAAACGCTGAATATAGAGACGAAGATGGAAGAATTAAAGGTGCTCACACTAATGAAATTAATAGAAAAGAAGCAGAGCTTCAAAAGAAAATAGCAGAATTAAATAATAAAAAATTCGATATTTAAATGGAAAAGAAAACATTTAAAGAAACTAAAGTAGGTGCTTTTCTAGCCAGCAAAGCGCCTAAGGTGTTAAATGCAATAGGAGACATATTGCCTAATCAAGGAACTCTTGGTGTGGTAAAAAATCTTATAACAAGTGATAATAAGATTAGCGCTGCTGATAAGGAGCAGGCTATGAAGCTAATAGAGCAAGATATACAAGAGTTGAAAGAAGTTTCAAACAGGTGGAGAGCTGATATGAAGTCAGATTCTTGGTTAAGTAAAAACACTAGGCCATTAGCTTTAATATTTTTAACTACGTCAGCTATATTTATGATGGCTGTAGATTCTTTTCATTTACAATTTGATGTAGACGAATCTTGGATAAACTTATTAAAAACATTGCTGGTAACAGTTTATGTAGCATACTTCGGAAGTCGTGGTGCTGAAAAAATAACAAAAATAAATAAATAAACATGAGAGGTTTAGAAGGAAATATGATGGCTCAACCAAGAGTGTTTGGCCACGATGCTGTAGCTTTAACAGCTGGAACAGGAGCAATAGCAAACACAGGAGAAAGGGGCGTTGTAATATATAACGGTAAATCCACAGCTCAAGATATTACTATTACAACAGAAGCTGGTAATGACGTTATATTTAAAAACGTGCAACCAGGAACAGTTGTAGGTGATAAAACACCTATGTTAGCTACTAAATTAAAAGTTGGTACAGATTGCGTAGCTATATATTAAAAAAAACCAACAACAATTAAATTAAATTAAATAAAATGGCAAATATAAAAAACAGGATGCGTGGTAAAATTACCAAAGCAGAACTAGATAAAATTCAACTAGAACAAAATAAAGTAAACTCTATACTAATGGAGTTAGGTTATCTTGAGTCAAAAAAACACTCACACCTACATCAACTAGCAGATGCTAATGTTGTTATAGACGGTACTAAAAAAGATTTACAAGATAAATACGGACACATAGATATTAACCTCACTACTGGTGAGTGGAAAAGAAACGAAGATGTCAGTGATAAGAAAGATTAGTATAGGTTCTGATTATAAAAATGATGCAATGCATTATTCTTTAGATCAAGAAGTTTATGGTGGTCATACAATATCTAATATTTTGTTTGACGATAAAGATAACTCATATAATATTTTTATAACTAAATCTAACGAAGTACTTCCTTGGAAAAAGTTTAATAATAATATGGCTATATCTGTTGAATACGATCTTAAATATTAATGAAAAGCTTGTATAGCTTTATTGTCAAACCTCTTAAATCAAGATATGACAATATAAGAAAAGTAGGTGATAAAACACTTATTATTAATACCACTATAGAAAACCACCTATTTGTGAGCAAAGAAGCAGTTGTTGTGTCTATACCAGCTGCTTATAGCTCACCTATTAAAGTTGGAGATAAGTTATATGTACATCATAACTTGTTTAGAAGATGGTACGATCAAAAAGGTAAAGAACGTAATAGTGCAACTTATTTTAAAGACAACTTATATTTTTGTGCACCTAATCAGATATACATGTATAATGGTAAAGCTTTTAATGACTATTGCTTTATTTCACCAGTGCATGATACAGATCGTTTTAACACGCTAAAAGAAAAACCTAACGTTGGTATAGTTAGATATAGCAATAGTTCCTTAGAAGACGTAGGAATAACACCTGGAACACTTGTAACGTTTACGCCTAATTCAGAGTTTGAGTTTGTTATAGGTGATGAACGACTTTATTGTATGAAATCAAATAATATAGCTTTAACTCATGAAAACAAAGGAGACGAGAAAAAATATAATCCAAGCTGGACGAAAAGCAGTTGATGAGTTAGTTAAAGTTGCTAAAGAGCCTATAGTAGATACAGGTGAAGATATAAGCGCTGATAGATTAAAGAACGCTGCGGCAACTAAAAAACTTTGTATTATGGATGCTTTTGAAATACTACAGCGTATTGAAGAAGAAGAAGCTATATTAAATGGCGAAGATAAAACAAAAGAAGTAAAGTCATTTAAAGGTTTTGCAGAAGGGAGAAGCAAATGATTTATGAACAAACTCTTTGTAAAGAAATAAAAGACGTTATTAATCCCAAGATATTAGCTAAAAATAATAGATTTAAAAAGTGGGAATATGGTTATAACGTAGAGTATGATTTTGTAGTAATAAGTAAAACAGGTAAAATTGGAACAATCATTGAAATACAAGGTCTCCGCATTGCTCTACCAGCAGCAAGTGAACCGTTTAAACGAAGCAAAAAACAAGAGGAACAACGGTGGGAAAGATTTGAATACCCAAAAGAGCTACAACGAATTAAAACAAGATTTGACTGGGAAGAATACTCGTTAGATTTTAAAGAAAAATGGTACGATTATATTGATAATGAATTTACTAGACGAGAGCAAGGATTTTGGTTTTGTAACAATGGTGTTGATACTTACATTACTGGCACTCATTACATGTACTTGCAGTGGTCAAAAATTGACATTGGAGCACCAGAATACAGAGAGTCAAATAGATTATTCTTTATATTTTGGGAAGCCTGTAAAGCGGACCATAGGTGTTACGGAATTTGTTATCTTAAAAACAGACGATCTGGATTTAGCTTTATGGCAAGCTCAGAACTTGTTAATCAAGCCACAATATCCTCAGACTGTAGATTTGGTATACTCTCTAAATCAGGTGCTGATGCTAAAAAAATGTTTACGGATAAGGTTGTACCAATATCTGTTAACTATCCATTTTTCTTCAAACCAATTCAAGACGGTATGGACCGGCCAAAGACTGAGTTGGCATATAGGGTTCCAGCATCCAAGCTTACTAGAAGAAAGATAGAAAGCAATGAACAGCTTAAAGAACTAGACGGACTTGATACAACTATTGACTGGAAAAATACAGGTGACAACTCTTATGATGGTGAAAAGCTAAAAATACTAGCTCATGATGAAAGTGGTAAATGGGAAAGACCTGATAATATATTAAACAACTGGAGAGTTACAAAAACTACATTAAGACTTGGTTCTAGAATCGTAGGTAAATGTATGATGGGCTCGACTTCAAATGCTTTAGACAAAGGTGGAGACAACT